ATCCAGTCGAAACCTAGTAGAACCGATACATCCCAGTATCCAGGAACTGCGACTATTTCCAGGTCTAAACTACTGTTTGTGACTATTTTTTTAGTGGGAGATTCAGCGCGACTATTATAATCTTTACTTTTTTCGTGAAAGTAACAGTGATTCAGATATCGCGAAAAAGACTTACCCTATTCATTTGCGACTATTTTTCTTTCTGAGATAATCATGTGACTATTTTTATGGTGAAAATATGCCTGTGCGACTATTTTTCAGATTGGGTTTTCTGCGCGACTACTTTTTCGGTAAATCCAGGAACCGCGACTATTTTTTGATTCGGGTTTTCGGCGCGACTATTTTATTTCGCGACTATTTCTCGGATTGACTTTTCTTCGCGACTATTTTCTGCGAAAAATAGGCGCGAGCCTGGCTTTAAAAATAGGCGCAACTATTAAAAAATGTAAAAATAGTCGCAAAAAACCATCATATATAAGGTTTTTGGTCGATAGTCGCGACTACTAAACAGGCTCGCAGTTGCCGTAATAGTCGCGGTAATTAATCGCGATGTGTTTAGTGGGGCAATGAACGGTATTGAATTATTAGCGCGACTATTCGATGTACTGCGTACCCAAAAAATAGTCGCGTCTATTTGAAATAGTCGCGTATTCGCGACTACTAAATAGGCTTTCAGTATCACGAATAGTCGCGGTAAAAAAACATCTCCCCTCTACTGTGGCATAAACGCGATTAAAATTATTAGCGCGACTATTCGCACCACTGAGAGTATAAAAAATAGGCGCGACTATTGACGAAACCTTATATATGTCCTAGTAAATTGATGATTGGGGTGCCGCGCGCCGACCAACCCGCCCATAAAAAAATAGGCGCGACTATTATGAGGGTAAGGGGGTAAAAAATAGATGCGACTATAATAGCAAAGCCAGGGCCACAGCGCGACTATTAAGACCAGGAAAAAATAGTCGCGGAACCTGGCGATTCAGTAATACTATAAGGGGTAATGTATAGGACAATATGAGTGAGGCAATGAGAATGGCACAACTAGACAAGCACGGCGTAGAATTAAAAGATATTGAGGACATCGTAAACCGTACCCTAGCATCGGACAAAGAATCCAAGGTTAGAATTACACTATGGCAAACGGTGAACTCAGAGGATGAAGTAACTGACCGTCACCTATCGGTGACAATCAAGACAAAGCAAGCGGCTGATGCCGGTATATATGTCAAGATGTTCGGCATGGACTTCCCAATCAGTACAATTGTACTGTTCAGCACCCACGACCTATGTTCAGCGCGAGTAACTGCATACATGGACAGAATGGTGTGCAACAACGATAGAGACAGGCTACAATACGAAACGCACCAGTGCAAAAGATGAGTATTATTGTAACCATAAAAGTATTTTGAGCCGCCCCTTATCCCACTTCGGCGGGATAAGGGGCTTTTTTACCTACCAGGTTCCTGCGACTATTTTCGATATTTCGCGTCTATTTTTCGTCTTTAATAGAGCGCGACTATCTGCGACTATTTCTTTACGCGACTATTTCTTAATTTTTGAGACTATTTTTTTCGCGCCTATTTTTTTCTTTACGCGACTATTTCCAGGTTCCTGGTCCGCGACTATTTATCTAAAAAATAGTCGCGACTATTTTCATGATTTCATTTCAGTGCAAAAAGTAAACCAGTGCAAAAAGTAAACCGGAGCCTGGATATTCACTACTGAACTTATGGTTGTATAGTGGTGAAATCCTAGTCAAAAAAATGACCTCCGCTTCAGTCAAAAATCATTGAAAATAGTCACATATTGAAGTAAATAGTCGCAGGGTATATATGCAAATGGCCGCTCCCAGCCTCTGAAGGAGGCGTAGAAATGGACACAGAAATGAACCATGCTAACAATGAGAACGACGATACGACCAACCCGCTTGATGAGGTTAAAGCAGAAATGACACTACTACGGTTCATTGCTAAATCCCAAGGAGCGGATGCAGTAAAGACCATGGCAGCCGAGGATTACACGGTAAGCGAGTGCTTCACAGTGAAGGAACTTACACAGTTGACCAAAATTCACAAGGTTGACATCCTGTCAAATGCAGATTACCTACGAAGTCACATAGGAACATCAATGGCGGTAACATACAACAATTGGGCAAAGATTCCAGTATATATTGAGCAGATAATCGGATTGACTAAAATCAACCGTAGCATCAGAATGGCAGCAGAAATCACAATTGCGGCACACCTAGCACATGACCTTGAAAGAGAAAAAATTGCAGGTCGTGGTGGATTCCCTATCAAACTCAGTGAGTTGGAAGTCACTCAAGCAGACTTGTTGAAGTCATTCAACTTGACAGATGCTTCTACAGTTGAAGTCATCGAGATTGACCCTATCGACTACGATATGCACCAGTTCTACGGTGAAGAAGTAGTTGAAAACAGTCACTACCGCCACATCATGAAAGTGAAGAACTTCGGCGTTGAAGATGGTGATTCACACCTTGCAGTCAATGTCCACTCAATCAAGGATATTAGATTCAGACCAATGTCATACAGATGCAGTAAAAAGAACGGCGGGTGTGGTGCAGGTAACCTTGGACTATTGAAGGTCAGCAAAGCCAACGGATGCCCAAAATGTGGTAACTCTAGGTCAGCATTGACAAAGCAGCAAATATGCTTTGATTTACCTCAAATTGTAGATGGTAAACTATCAGCATCAGCAGATGGTCAAGTCAAGTTCACTCGTGTCAAGATAGATGACCAAAAGTTGGGCAACTTTATGATGATGGTTAAGAAGGGAATATACAGCCCACGAGAAGGCATTGAGAAGTTAATCAACAGTACAAAATTGAAAGCATACACCCGCAGATATACAGACAAGAAAGACATGTTCTATCCGGTGTCACTTCGACCTACTGCGTTCGATTTGAACGGTACTGTTTACCTTGGACTTGCAGTTGAGATGTCAGAATTGTTGGCTTGAAACCAGTGTACTGAGAGCAAGTTTCACCCTTTGGGACGCTGCCCCCGTCACCTCTTCGGAGGTGGCGGGGGCTTTTTTTATTTTCAAAGTCAGAAGTTCAGTTGGCACTTGCCGTTTCCTTGCCCATAGGTGGTGCCTGGCGGCCATCGAATAGGTCACAGGTCAAATCTATGCACCGCAGAAAAACAGGCCGTACAGCGCGTTCTTTGGGCATGTTTTAGACAGTGTAATATAAATCCTACAAAAATTAACAGCCGGCCAGGTTCCATACTGCTTAGTACCCCGAAAAATCTGCGATAATTTTTTTTCAAAAAAAGGGTTTATAAACGCCGACGGGATATTACTCTTCCGCCCAAACCAGTATGTCTACCAGTTCCTCTATTTTTGCCCTTGCCGCCTTGCCATTCTCCACGGTTCATAGTACCCATGACTACGGGAACATCGGAGATTGAGGATGAAAATTGGTCTACTGCATGAGCAAGAGCCATTACCAAGTCATTGTGTCTGCCGGTATCGACGATTTCGCCGGATTTCCAAGCGTGTGACTCTAATTCTTCTAGCATTTGATTAACAGAACGCCTTACTGCGTCACTACCATATGCAAACCCAATCTTTTCACGCTCAAACCAAACGCGTAGTCTGTTCATCAATCCCTGCTTCAAACCTTTGTTGCTAACTTTGCTTTGTTTATAATCAACACCAATACCTTTAGCCTCTAATAAACTCTTAAACAGTCTTTGGAAACCTACATCTTCTGCTGCAAGTGGCGCACTATAACGCTTACACCATTCGCCAATCATGTCTGCTTGTCTATCGGGAGAAAAATCGTTGCGTCTCCAAATGTTACAAACAATAAGACTACCATCGGATTCTTGTCTTACTAAAACCATTACCGAATAATCCTGTCCTAGTCCTTGTGACGGGTCAAACCCAATAACATATCGACAGTTACTACGCTTATCTTTGTCAAATGTTTGCTCTTGGTCTAAATTGCATCGTGTGTACTTGCGAGGATATACAGATGATTCGTCGTCAATAACTTTACATAAAAACTCTTGAGCAAACTCTAACTCACCACAAACTGCTCGTTGCTCTAATAGGAATGAAACGGGTCTAAACTCCGGCCAAAGTGCAATTAACTTATCGGGTTCGTGTTTTGCTTCATCCCAATTAGGTAATGCTGTCCATACACCGGACTTCCATAATTCATTATCAAGCATTTCAGTATGATACAAGTCAGTTTGAGCCATAGGAGTTCCAACACAAAATAACTTAGAGCCTGGGTCAAGCATAGGCATAACAACTTTACGCAACCAGTGTCGCAACTGTTCGTTGTTCAATTCTTTTTTAGCATCAAGTAGTACATCATCAAGTGCTACTACGGCAGGGTGGTCGCCACGGATTGCAGACCCAACAGAAGAACAGCGTATTACTGCACCGTTAGTCAACCATAACTCTTCCTTACCTCCTTTTTTGGTATTAAGATAACGGGATAACTCTTTATGGCTAGTTAAGTCCTTTCTGATTTCAGCCAATCGTCTTTTAGCCGTATCTTGGCTTGCAGAAAATAACCAAATATCCATAGGCTTGTTGTTAAACTTTTCAAATAAACACATATGTAATAGTTTTACGCCTAAAGTAACAGACTTACTATGACTTCGTGGTGCAATAATACATACACGATTAATGTGCATACCATCATCGGCTGAATACATATCCATCCATTCGTTAATATGTGTACCCCAAGAGTACCCAAGCCACTTGTAAAAATACTTTACATCTGTTTTTGCCCGTTCAAAGGCTAATGCTCTTTTGAGGTTCGACATTTTTCATCACATACATTGTTATTGGTAGAGTCCAGAATATATCTTTTCTAAGGTTATACATATTTTTCACCGCGCCCGAAGCGAGCGCAGAAAACATACCGGGCATTCTCTTGTTAAAGCCTTTTGGCGAGGATAGTATTTGGATTCCCAACCGCAAGCAGGGTTAGTACATACTACATGTTCCCTTTTAGTAGTCACCTTATCACCCTCATTGTACCGCAGTATTTGTTTTTTTTAGTTTTAGAACACCATATCTTGTGAGTATTATACATTGTTTCTGCTTCATACCCACACTTGTTACACTTTCGCAATTTTCTAGCAGGGAACTTCAATGTCCCACAACCGGCGCAAATAAACTACCAATAATACCTTTTTCTTTATCCATAATGTGAGCAGCCAATCCAGCCTTACTTGTAGTGTAGCCTTGTCTAGCATGATACCTGTCATGGCCTGCTAAAGATGGTAATTGGATAATAACACAACCTTTGCTTTCTAAAACTTTGCGATGATGCAAATGTCCGTGGAACCAAGTATGATGCTCGCACTTACCCCATAACTCACGCTTTTCGCATGACATTAACTCTTCAAGGTTCTTAGCACCATCACCATGAATAAAGCCCATTAGATTGTTTCCGTATTCAACATATTGTCTAGTAGATGGACTTACTACTATTTCGCAATCGTCTACATTCTCGTACACGGCTGACAAATACATCATCAAAGATATAGCAGACATTCTATCGTGGTTTCCGGGCATGAACACAACCTTAACTGGTGCTACTTGTCTAAGCAAATCAATATGCTCTCTTGCCATTTGGCAACCTGTCATTAGGATTTGTGCAGGGCTTCCGCACATATCTTGCGGTGTACCCCTTGTTGTAGTACCATTATCGTTATCAACATGGAACCAATCGCTACCTGTCGCTAAAATAATCTCTTCGGGTCGTGAAGGTAATCGGGAAACTAACTCGCTAGTCTTTTCCATAAGTCTTTTCTTGGCTTCTTCAAAGTCATATGTTTCGCCTACTTCATCAACCCAACCAAACTTACCCCAATGGAAGTCTGTTGGAGATACAACAAGAGCGTAGTCATGACCTTCTTCTGTCATTTCTAGTTTACTAACTGTTAATTCTTGCTGTGAAATAATATCTTTAAACTCACTAAGTACCTCATATTCAAAGTTCTGATACTTTTCTGCATATTTTTCTATCGCTTTCCACTTTTGTTTCTCAAACTTAACATGTAATTCGTTTTTCCGTTGTGTAACTAAATCACTCACTAAGTCATCTACTGGTCTAAGTGCTAACTCTTCATCAGTATATGGAGACATATCGTGACTCCAACCATGACGACGGCGGTATTCATCAAGCCATGCTTTAGGAATACCAAACTTTCTTGCCATTTCTACAATAGTAGCACCTTCTCCAACCATATCAGAATATGCTGACTTCATTTCACGGTGCTTGTCACCATCAATACTAATCATTTTACCTGCTGCGCTTAAAAATGTAATGTACCTATCATTACTTTCATCGTAATAGTATGTAGTTTTAATTGTTTCCGGCATAGATTCAGCAGGTTCAGTAGGTTTAATTATTACACCATCTTGGTTCTTCCAACGATAGATTGCCATTTCCCAACCCTTTACGCTACGCATATCATTGTGCTTAAACAATGCTCTTGCGTTTGCAAGGTTTGATATGGTCGGGTCATAAAGTTTTTCGATTAAGTCGTAGCCTAGATTAGCAGCGCATCTCTTTCCCATTATTTAATCCCAAGTACCACCCCTTTATTAACTTGTATATCTTTCTACAAGTTATGTATCTACTGAAAGAATTATTAGGGGCGCAGTATAGCAGTTTTTACTAATTCTTGAATTGTTTCATAGGTATATTTTGGGCTTTGCTTGTTATTCTTATTACTTCTTTTTCCTTACTGCCTATGAAAGAATTGAAGAATTAAAAATATGACTAGCAGTACAGCGTTTAATTCTTTCTGAAAAAACATAACTTTCAAAAACAATTCAAGTAGCAAACCCACCT